GGTAGACATAAGGCGCTCAGCCTCAACACCGATTTTATCGGCGGAGAGCTTGCGCACAGCGGTGAGGCCAAGCGTTGCAGGGTAGGCAGGTGTCTGCCCAGCGCTCAACACGCTCACCTCAAACAAGTTGACTTCACGAATGGTGCGCTTATCGCCGCTCCACTCATCGCCGCCCTTTGGGGTAGTAAAGCCAAAGCTCATACCCATTGCAGCGGCCTCGTGTGTCAACTTAGAAATAACACCGGCAGCGTCAGGGTCAGCAGGGTCAAGCTTCGCCTCAACGCGCAACCCGCGCTCATCCTCCTGGAGTGAGAGCCGCCCGCTTGCCGTGGTGGCAAGTGCGCGGGTTTCATCGTGCCCAAACAGGAATGCAACCACCTTACTGCCAGCGGCAGCGCGTGAAAGCGTGCGCTTGAATGCGCCTGGTGCAATCACCTCAGTGAATGGCAGCCCTGCGCTTGGTGTATCAAAAAGAGCGGCATAGCCGCTGAAGGTCTTTTGCCCATCCTCAGTATCGGAAACTGTGAACTCACCCATTGGGAGGGCGCGGCGCTCAAACTCTTTCACATCAAACCTTTCATCATTTGCCAGCGTGTTTAGCACGCGGTCTGCCCATTGTAGAACTCTGTCAGCGCCATCAGCCTGTGTTACCTCCACGCCCCACAGGTAACCGGCAACAGCCCCAGGGCCTGGGAAGTCATCATTGGCAGCGTCACTATTCTGTGGCACCCCCTCCCAATCGCCACGGTGGCGGAGAATCCAAGCGCGCATACGCGTAACTTTTTCATCCTCAACCTGCCCAGCGCGCAGCTGCCGCGCTTCCTCAACGGTCTGCTCCTGCAGCCCGTCACCCGCGTAGCCATTCTCGTAATATGTCAAGCCCTTGGCAGCAGCATCGCGGATAAACTCAGGCACATCAATCACCACGCGTGCCTCATCGTGCTCTGTATTGTCTGCGCTGTATGAGCTTGGGCTTTCTGCTGGTGCGGTTTGCGGAGCGGTTTGCGCCACCGCTTTCCAAGCCGCGCAATAATAATTCCTCTTAACATTGGCATCCCACTTTGTGCAATAACCGTCACTGTAAAAGGCACAGTTTCCGCAATTCTGCCCTGCTGGTGCGCCATCCGTACCGGCTGGGCGGTACGCATCTGGTAGCGCTCTGTCAGGCTCAGGCTGGGCGCTTAGCACCTCATCAGGTGTGTAGGCTTTAATTCCCATACCCTCAGCGGCATCACGCGCCTCCGCGTCATTGTCAACCAAAAACAAAATTTCGTCACCGTACTGCTCTTGCAGTTTTGAATACTTATATGCCTTAAAGGCTTCGTTGACAGCAGGGCCGCCAGCCTCATTGAAGTCTTGCAGAAACACTTGCGTGTAGGGCACTGAGTTTTCGTCAAGCCAGCGTTCAGTTTCAGCAAAGCGTGAAATAGGGCGGGCGCTTACCACAATCACCTCATCGCCAGTATCCTGCACCCAACTCTTAAGCCAGTCAATGTAGGGCTGGTTTGGCGTATCGCCTGTGGTGGTAAGTGTGCCGTCAATGTCTGTGATTATGTAGCTCAAGGCTGCGGCTCCTCCCCTACTACGCCAATGTTTAGTGGCTTCCAATGCTGGTCACCGCCAACTGCGAGCCGCGGCAAATCCTCATAAGTGCGCACTTCATCTAGCGTGAGAATTCCGTTTTGCAAAGCAACCGCATAGGAATCCATTCGCTCGCGCTGCGTTGCGCGCAACAGCCCAGCGGTGTTGAACTTGATAAAGGTGGTTTCTCCAACGATAAGGCGCTGCAAGCCCGCTTCAATTCGTGCAAGCATTGGCGCTAATCCCAAAACCAGCCAGGCCTGCCCAAGCGTTTCTGCGCTGTTATAGCTGGTGTTGCCGCCTGGGTATTGCAGGTACTGAAGGGGCACACCATAAATTCTCCCCACGCTTTCAACACCCCAATGGAGAGTTTCTACAAGCTGCAGGTCAGAAATCTTTACGCTCATCTGTGAATAGTCAGCGCCGCCGGTGAGCACTGCAACGCGCCAAGCGCGGTCAACACCCTCGTGCCTGCGTGCAAATCCTGCGCGCAGATTCTCTGCTTGGTCTGCCGTCAACTCACCAGGCACCTTCACCACACCGCCAACCGTTGCGCCCTGCTCGTAGAACTTCGCGCCAAACAATTGGGATGCGCTTGCAAGCCCAAGGGTTACGCGGTGGTGCTCAATTGGTGACATTCCACGCATATGCTCGCCCGTTGCAAACAACGGAATGTGCACAATGTTATCAGCACCCAGCGTGCTGCTGCCTTCCTGTGTAGTGATTTTGTAAAGCGGCTCGCCCATCTCGCCGCGCACGCACTCCACCTTTTGCGGGTCAAGCACGCGGGTTTCAACCACTACGCCATCAGGCGAGCGGAGCACCAGAATAAATGCATTGCCGTCAAGCAGCAAGCTGGAAACCAAGCGGTGCTTGAAATCAAATGGCGTGTAGTTAGGGTTATTAGGAATTGGCACATCCATCCAGCGCGGGCGGGTAACGGGTCTGCGCACACCAGCGTCACGGATAAATGCGCCCCACGGCAGGCTGGCAACTGTTGAACTATAGAGATTCACCGCGGCCCATACGGCTCCAATTGCGGTGGCATTTTCCTGTGTGATTGAAACACCGGCGGTGCGTTGCGGATAGTCTGACGGCCACCACGGTGCAACTACGCGCTGCTCAGTTTCTGTTTCTCGCCCAAGGATGCGGTCAATGATTCCCACTCTTATTCTCCCTATAGCTCAATGAACTGCACGGCAGGCGCAGCCTTTGGCGCAACTGTGGTTGCTAGTGTATCAGCACGGCTCAGCGCCATAATGGCTGAAACAAAAAGGTCAATCTTTTTATTGCTGTGAGCGGCTTGCTTGCGCACCATCATCCCATTCCTGCTGTAGTACGGGGTGGCATTGGCTGCGTGCCGCGCAAGCCGGGGGTCACCTGTGTGCCGAATCTTGCCATTCACCACCGCATCATACATTCCGCTGGTTGCTGGCACCATCCGTGAAGGTGTTTGTGGCATTTCTGCTACGGGCAGCCCACGCTGTGCCAGCGCCTCCATACTACGCTGCCAGCGGAATGGGTCAAAGATAACCTCCACTACATTGTAGTTTTGGCAAATCTCAATGATGCGCCCCTCAACCTCATCCATAGAAACACGCCACGAAAGGTCAGCGTCAATTGGGCGCTCCCAATGACCAAGCACAAATAGCGCCTTATCGCTCAAGCGGCACGCAACGGCTGCCGTGCTGTCATTGCTAAAGCTGCCGTCCACCGCCAAAACAATTGGCTCACTTGGCGCAAGGGTAAGGCTTGCGTCACCGCACGCATCCCACGCGCCTGTAGGCAGAAAGGCTGTGGCGCTATTCGTGAATTGGTTAAGCCTCTTAGTGCGGTATTCGCTTTCTGGCGTGCGCTTGCGCGCACTGCGCAAATCCTCAAGGCTCAGAATTGGCTGCTCGCCAAGCAGCCCAGGGTTAGCCTCGTGCCAGCGGCTTTCATCCTCGTAGGCATCCTCTGCCGCTTCCCACCACGCCATACCAAGTGTGGTGTCATCAGACTCACCGGCAACGCGCCGCTTTGCCAGCTGGTAGAGCGTGTAGGCAATGGAATCAACGCCTGTAGTGTCAACCTTAGGGCCAGCCGTGGTAATTGCCACAAAGAGCGGGCTGCGCCGTGCACCCATTGAAAGGCTGAGCACATCAAACAGCTCACGATTAGGGGCTGCCGCCAATTCGTCATAGAGCACCAGCGAAGCGTTTAAGCCTTCCTTGCTGTACGCCTCTGCGCTAATGGCTTTGTATACGGTGCCCGTACCCTTAAACTCCATCGCATCGCGGTACAGTTTGATTTGCGCACCCAGCTCTGGGTTTAACTCCACTGCTCGCTTGGCGTGGCTGAACACCAGTTTGGCTTGCTCGCGCTCATTGGCAGCGCTCAGAATCTCGCCGCCCTTATCGCCATACAGCCCAAAGAAAATAGGCAGGGTGGATGCCAGAGCGGTCTTACCATTCTTGCGTGCAACGCCTACCAGAAAAAAACGGTGCGTAAAAGATAGGTCAGCCTTACGCGCCAACAAATGGCGGAGTAGGCTGCGCTGCCATTCCCTGAACTGCAACGGCTCACCTGCGAGCCCGCCCAGTGAGTCTTTGGCAATGGGCACCAGCGCCTCAGCGAAATCCGCAACCACATCCCCAAGGCTTCGCTCAAGGTCAGCGGGGTCTAGCGGGGTCAGCCAGCGGGGTGGCCATCCTTGCCTTGCATCCTGCGGCGAAACTGCTCTACCTTGCTTACGCTTTCCACCATTGCCAGCCCTAGCTTGGCGCGGTCTGCCGGTGTCAAGCCCAAGTGATTCATCCACTTCCTAATTTCCCCCTCTTGGGTTGCACGCATTCCTACTGCTGGATTCGCATAAGCATAGCCTTTGTCTGTTTGTAACACTGCCCCCTGCTCTGCAACCTGCTTGCTCAGCTGCGCGTGAAACTCCATCGCCTGCACTAGCATCGTCAGCGCCTCGCGGTCACTAGCGGCAATCCAGCCGCCAGCGTGCGCCAAGATTCGGTGCCAAGCCTCCAGCGCCACCACACCCAAGCCCTCAGGCGGTGGCAATTCGGCTGCTCCCGTGAGGCTATTCGTTAGCGAAACTGTGGGCACGCGGTCAGGTCTGAGCGTGCCGCGCTTTGCTTTGACTTCGTTTGGAACTACTGCCTTAGGCAACTAAACCCCTACCCCCTGCAAATGACGATGCGTGCGGAGCACTCGGCGCTGGATTCCCTGTGGGTGCGTGCGCGCAGATTCTAACCCGCCCCCCATTAAGCAGCAAGGTGCTCAATGAGTTTATCCATCGGGCGGAGCAGGCTCGTGCTCGCCACCAGAAAGCGCTCACGGTCAATGCCGCGGCTATGGTCTGGCAGCTCTTTAACTTCCCACTGCCCAAAGGTCTTGGTGCTAATCACCAGCATTGCCTCACTCACGCGGCTCACAAACACATAGGCAATGGGCTTGACTACCTTGCCGTGGTAGCCGCTCTCTGTGTCCACAATGATTGTGTTGCGGGCTTTGTAGCTGGATGGCTCCCAGTCAAAGTCAGGGCTCACACCCTTTACCTCAATCACCCGCCCATCAAGTAGCACCACATCTTTCTCAAGCGCAGTGAACCGTGCGCGGTCAGCCTTATCCTTTGCAATCTCTAGTGCCGGTACGGTGTTGGCAATGCCGTGCACCGCAAGGTACTCGCCCACGAGCTCATTGTAATAATGCCCCTGCTTAAAGGCCGCCTCGTAATCGTGCATTACTTTCCCCCCTTCGCTCTGCGCGCTGCGCGGTTAAGCGGCTGCTGTGCCGCTGGTTTCTGGCGTGCGCTCATCAGCGCAATCAGTGGCTTCCACTTTTCCTCATAAACGGTGTCAGCGTCATAGCGTGCCATTTCTGCTGCCACGGCAGCGCGGTCAACCTTCCCTGCCTTGGTTTCCTCATAGACAGACTGCAGGGCTTTGTAGATAGCCTCAACATTTGGGATAGCAAAAAAGGATTGCTGGAACTCATCCCACACGCGTTGCACCGGCACTTTGTGGCTATGCACGCCAACGAGCTCAGCCTGCGCGCTGAAATCCGAAACCACGCACGGTGTACCCGTAGCCATCCCCTCCACGGCAGGGATTCCAAAGCCCTCCCCCATACTTGTGAGTAACTGGCAATCTGCAGCAGAAAACATTGCGGCAATGGAACTGTCAGCGATTCCGTTACGCCAATGCATTGGGTGCGGGTAACGCACGCGCTGCTGGTCAATCCCAAGGTGCGCCACTAGGCGTGGAATGTTTACGCCCTCACTGAATCCATTGGGCTCAGTGTGAAGCATCCAGTAAACATCTTTGCGGTCAGCCATCAAGCGGCTCATCGCATCAGCCATTTCACCAAAGCCCTTGCGCACGGGGATGCGCCCACGGTTGGCTGCATTAGTCACCACAAGGAAAGCATCGGCTGGAATCCCCATAGCCTCACGCGCACCCTTGCCTGTGTCTTTAAACACGGTGCGGTCAATGGCGTGCGGGATATAGGAAACCTCCGCGCGCGGAACTCCCGCGCTAAGCAGCTCTTGCTCGCCAAACTGACTCATTGCAATGGCGTGGTGGCTTCCCTCACGCAGAAACTGCAGCACCATTGGTGGCAGGGGTTTATGGTCTACGGGTGTCCAGCAGGCAAGGTTTAACTCTTTAAAGCCCTCAACACCTACGAGC